ACGCGTCTAGTTTTATCGCAATAAAAATGGGTCAATGGAAACCAAGCAAAGGCTACCTTGATCGGATGACATCATTTGAGCGATTCCAGAAACAGGGTGATATCCATGTGGTGCAGCATGAGAACATCGTGAAATACTTAAATAGTTTATAATAATATATTGACATGCAACAAAAGGGCGTGTATCTTTAACTTAATTTCTAGGAGAATGGATATGGAACTGAAAGAAGGTGTAGAAGTTAGACTTATAAGAAAAGACAAAACCAGAGAAACATTTGGATATGTTGATGGGAGAATGCTTGATATTGGTGAAACGGACTACGTTTTATGGGCTGATGGTGAGAAAGTGGCGCTAGGGAATAAATATGTTGGTTTGTCGTTTTGTTACCATATTGAGGACTTGGAGGTTTTAAAATGAAAGCACTTTTACTAATTATTTTCAGTACTTATGATGATTTTTGTGAATATCATTTTCGGTTTTCTAATGCTGGTGCTGGTCGCCTTGTTTGTGAGGGATTGAGCCATGAAAATAATTTCTAACATCGTAATTCCGGCATTAATCGGCCTTGCAATTGCAGGCATTTGGATAGCGGGGATTTGATATGCTTATACTCGCAATCACGATAGCTATAATTTGCGCTGTAATCGCGTTAGAGATACGGTACAAGGTTAAGCGCACCAACTATTTAGCTAGAAAAGAAATCGACCAAATACGCGCATTCAGGAGCAAATGGAAATGAGCTTAAAATTCTACCTGATAATGGTTTGTTTAATCTTAATCAATGTGGTGTCATCTGCATTGAACTTTCACCTTTACCTGTCAAATGGCGAACCCATAAAAATGATCTTCGGCTTTGTTTCCGCTGCCGTTGCAATACTGCTAATAATTCAATTGAGTAAAGAACTATGAACAATCTACACATAACCTGCGAAAAACCTAGAGCAGCGACAAGATGTTTTTGATTCACTAGACAAGATGGGGCTTGTTCCAGTTTGGCTCTCACAGCGATTTTTCTCCAAGTTAACGCAGCAATGAAAAAAGAGGGAAAGAAGATACATGACAGTTGTTGATGGTGATGTTTGGCCCGGTTCGGAAATACTTACTTACCCTCAATTTATGGATAAATACTCAATGAACCAACTAAAAACCAAAATCGAAGAAGTGAAAGCAAAACTCGGATTGACGCAGATGCAACTGTCTGAGCGTATCGGAAAGAATCCGTATTACCTGGACACCGTGAAGCATCGCGGGTGACTAACTGAACGCCAGGAAGAATTAATCCGCGAGCTTGACCTTGTGGCCAACGGCGGAACGGTGATGACTGAGCGTGAAATTATTGCAGAACTAACCGAAAAAGCGGACGCGCTGCATGTATCAAATGCCGCAAATAGAGAGTTATCGCGGAAACTGGATTTTGCAGAAAAGCAATACAAGGAGTTGAATGACGCTTATGGCCGAGTGTGCGAAAAACTAGCAGAAGTAAACAGGGATGTGCTTATTCACAAGAAATACAAACGCCAATACCGCGACCTAGTGGCAACTGTATTTGTTATTGGTATTATTATCATTTTAGGCTTGGCCATTTGGAGTGTGTTGTAATGGATATTCAGAAAGAAAGAGAATTGTTTAATAAAGAATTCGGCATTGATGATGCAGACACATTCCCTGCTTTCAGTGGTGGTATTGAAAATAGTGCAGCACTGAAATGCAATTGGCTTGGATGGAAAAAAGAGCGGAATTCGAGTATAGGGAAAATCCTGAAACTATAGAAATTGATGGCCTAAAAACGATTCACAAGCTTTGCAAGTTTGCTGATGAACACAATATGGAAGGCTGTTCTTTACTGAAATCGTAGAGCGTATGTTTGATGAGCTAGCCAAAGCCCAAGCGGTTCCGGACACATGCACACCGATTATTTTAGCCCTTGAGGATGTTCAATCGAAAAATTGCAAAAACATCATTTTTGACAATGGATGCTGAAAATCAAAGTGAAGTTTACGCGGTAGACACAAATGAGATTTCCGCATATATCGATGAGCTGATCGAATCACAGGAGCCAAAATGACCACTGAACAAAACATGCTTGATGCCCTAATACAGCATCAGGTTTACAGTTACAGGGCATCAACTGCGGTGGTGAATGAGCTTAACGGCTTGTTCACCAAAGCGATGAATCAGACGGCTACAAAGCTGCGCGAGCTTCTGGATGAGCTGACCGATGCCGAACGTGATGCGCTTCTATCGGGCCGATACACAACTGACACGCTCAAAGAAATTAAATCCACGTTTGACGAGCTTTACACAGCCGTTGCTGTAACCGTGCCGGAAACTTTTACGGTGTCGGCTATTGCGCTTGCGACTTATGAAGCCGCCTATATTTCCAAACTGTACGGTGAAGAAATTGAGCTAAACGGAAGCAAAGTCGTTGCAGGCATCAAGAAAAAGCCAGTCATGGGTGGTATGCTGTTTGATGATATATGGAAGAATCTAGCGGAATCGACACGCAATAAAGCCTTGTATGCGGTGCGCCAGGGTATCGAGCAAGGCAACACAACGGCGCAAATCGTGGCTGAACTTCGCGGAAAGCGTACACGGATGCCAAATGGCTCTTATGAATACGTGGGCGGTATCGTGGATGAAGTCCGCAGAAATGGGATTGAAGCGAATGTGAGGACGATCAGGGCAGGCATAGCGAATGAAACAATGCAGCAGACGTTTACAACGCTTGGTTATAAGTATGTTAAGTTTTTTCAATGTGTTAGACGGTAGGACATCCAAGAAGTGCGCTTTTTATTCTAATAAAGTTTACAGCATTGATGAGCCGCATCCTGTACCGCCGTTGCACCCAAATTGCAGATCATTGCTGATTGGCGTTTCTGATAAAGAGGGGAAGCTAGAGGGCAAACGTCCTTTTGTTGCGTCTGACAAGCCTGTATCCAAGATTCCAAAAGATCAACGCAGTGATGTGATTGGTCAAGTTGATGCCAATGTCGGGTTCAAATCATGGTTCAATAAACAGGATGCTGGGTTTCAGGAGGATTGGCTGGGCAAAACAAGGTTTAAATTATATCGAGATGGTGGATATAGTATTGATAGATTTGTTGATCCGACTGGCAATGAATTAACGCTTGCCGAGTTGAAAGAGATTGATGCTAGGATTTTTAAGAAATTGAATTTGTGATATAATAGCAAAACCCCAAAGACTGTAATCAATGGGGTTTCTATCACTAGCAATATTAGAGGTAATGCTATGACTAGCCGCAATTCTACCCACAAGGCAAGACTAACTCAAGAAGAATTAATATCCAAGTTTATAAAAATACATGGCGAAAGGTACGACTACTCGATCATAAGCTCAACAAAATCTACAGAAAATATAGATATAATCTGTAACAGGCATCGGGGGTTTTTAGTCAGAAAGTAGCAGTACATCTGCGCGGCTCTGGATGCCCAGCGTGCTTTCATGATAGTAGACTGCCACAGCTGGATGAAATGATACAGAAAATAAAAAGAGATCATGGAGATCGTTATGATTTATCAAAGTTCAAGAGGCTAAAATCAGTAGACAAAAATAATATAGTGATATGCAGAAAGCATGGTGAATTTAAGACATCATATAACAAGCTAACCAAAGGAAATGGGTGTCCGAAATGCTGCCATAGTTTCAAAAGATCAGCACAGGGAAAAAATAGATGAATTGACTGCGATTCACGGACGTTATGACTACTCACTAGTTAACTTTGATTTTAGGGTAAAAGAAAAATCCCGATCGTATGTGAAAGTCACGGTATTTTTTATCAAACCTTCTCAAAACACAAGAGTGGGCAGGGCTGCCCTGAGTGTGCAATTGCTGGGTGGTCAAAATCAAAATACATAGAGATATGTAAAGCCAATAAAGGAATGAGCAACCTATATCTAGTAGCAATGCACAATGATTCAGAGTTTTTTTATAAGGTCGGAATAACCAAGCATGACATTAACTTCAGAATGAACAGAAGAAACAGGTTCTATGAATATGAAGTTATACATATGATTAATTGGTGATGCATCGTTCATATGGGATCTTGAGAAAAGATTACATAAGGCTTTATCTAAATACAAGTATATGCCAAGACTGCCATTTGCAGGTCATACTGAATGTTTTTCCTAAATAACCAAGCCAGTACACAAATTTACTGAAAGAGCTTTCCACTACAGATCAATTTGCAATTAATCGCATAAAACATTTATGGAGCTGGGACTATGACCCTAGAAGAAATCCGCAATAACGCGCCCAAAACAGCAACTCATTTTATCAAGAAGCCATTTAGTAAAGTGAAGTACTTAAGAAATACCTGGGGCATATATTCCGAGATTGACAGGAATGATAAATTGGTATGTATTTGCCGTGATTGGATGTTTTGGATCAAGCCACTTTAACCAGTGGCTTTTTTCTGTTTGTTCTATCAATAAAACTGATATAATATAAACGTAATCGCGTTGGGCGCGTTTAAATTAAAGCAGGGCTTTATATGTTACAGTACAAATTAGAAACACTCGAAGGACTGGAAGAACAACTCCACAGCCTTTACGAAGAAAAAGACGGCGCTTACTTTCTTAAAGTTTCAGGCGCAGTGCCGGAAGATGATTTACAGGGCTTAAAGGCTAGTCGTGATGCACTCTTAGCAGAGAAAAAAGAGCAGCAACGCAAGGCAGAAGAAGCCGAGCAAGAGCGTTTACGAGTTGAACGCGAAGCACAGGAAGAATTAGCGCGTCAAAAATGGCGATTGGCAGGCTTTAGAATTAAGCTACCAAGAGAAATTGCAAGCGCGTGAAGCTGAACCTTTTGGCACAGCAAGAAGCATTACAAAGCAAGTGTACGGCTTAACTGTAGGACAGCAGGCGACCAAAATCGCGGGCGAACTGTTTAAGCCACATGCGCAAGCATTAGTAACACAGTTTATTGAAAGCCGTTTAACGCTAGACAATGGCGTTGTGCGTGTACTTGATTCGCAGGGCAAACCAAGTGCAATGACTTTTGATGAACTGAAAACGAATTAAATTAAATCGATGTTCCAGACATTGTGATTGTAAACACGAACTCAGGCGGCGGTGCTGCGGGTTCAGGTTTTGGCGGTTGGGCTGCTGAAAAAACCAAATGAATATTCAGTTCAAGAGATGAAAGAGCTACGTGCTTCTAATCCAGAGCTGTACAATCAATTATTTCCTTTAAAGTAAGAGGTTTTTATGGCTTCACTAGGCAGTGTATTTGACCGCGATATTTTACTTCGCACTATTAACGCGAATCCTGAGCGCTTAACACCGTTCTGGACTTCGGGCGCATTCAACACATCAGGCCAAATCGGTCAGTTGATTGCAGGCGGTTCGCCAACTTTTGAAGTGCCGTACATCATGGACATTGACGGCGATTTAGAAGCGAACTATTCAAACGAAATCTATACCGACATCGCAATGCCGCGTTCTATCGAAGCGGGCATCATGCAGGGTCGCATGGCTTCCCTGAACGAGCATTTCATTGAAGCACGTTTAACTAAAGCACTTGCAGCAGGCGAACGCGCTTTACCATTGATTGCTCAACAAGTGGATGGCCTTTGGGCGCAGCAATTCGAGAATCGTGCAGTGGCAACTGTAATCGGTATTCGTAACGCTGACCAAGCAGGCAGCAAAGAGCTTGAAATCAACATCGCAACAGGCACAAGCCCGACCGATGCAAACCGTTTCAATGTGGACGCATTCATTGACGTTGAATCCACAATGCTTGCAGGTCAACGTGGTACAGGCGCGATTGTCGTGCATCCAAAAGTTAAAGCCGCTATGCGTAAAGCGCAGATGCTTATTCCTTTCACTGATCCGGCAAACTTGCGTCAAGTAGATACTTACAACGGCCGTGTTGTGGTTGAGTCTGAAAAAGGCACTAAGATTGACGGAACAGCAAACACCGCGCGTTATGTTTCATACTTCCTAAACGCTGATTCATTTGTTGCTGAATCTGTGCGTGGTGAACGTGACATGACCTATAGCGCAACTGAACTCACTGGCAACGGTGCAGGTCATGAGCTATTGCACACACGTCGCAACGTGTTAATCCACCCTCAAGGCTTTAGCTTTGTTGCAGCGGCTAGTTCGCTTACTGGTGGTACAAAGAATCAAGCACTATTTGCTTCATGGTCTGACTTGACCACTGCTGCGAACTGGGACATGGTTCTGGATGCGAAGCAAGTTCCTTTCCGCTACCTCGTAACTAACATTTAAGGAGTAGAGCAATGACTTTACCTAAAGATACAGTTAAGCCGAATTACAACTACACCTATCCATCTGAGCGTCCGTACTACGATGAAACAGGCTCAACATTGGCTGCTGGCCGTGTTGCTGACCCTGCGAAATCAGGCGCAGACTATGGCATTACTGACCCGCAAGTGACCGAGCCAATCGCTGGCACGGAATCTGAAACTGGCAACGGTGCAGGCACACCATAACCAAACAAGACAGGCCCGAAAGGGCTTTTCTTTTGCACAAAATATCAGTATAATTCAGATGTAGTGCTTTCAGCGTAGTAAAAGGCATAACCCACGGAGCGTTATGTTGCGACTGAAAGCCAGAGAGTGGTAAGCCTGTTTTTAGTAGTCATCGAACGGAAAGCCGTTGGTTTAAGCTTAATGCAAGTAAGCGACCTATTCAGCACACAAATAAAAGCCTGTCATTAACGTGATGGGCTTTTCTTTTGCCTGAAATAAGTGTAGGATAATAATATATTGACAATTTAGGTTGACCAAATGAACCCACTATACCTATACGCCTGCAATTGCTTTTGTGATTAATTTCCGTTGTGTGAAGTGTCCGAGGGTTAAGCTGTGAGTCAAAAAGAAATTCAGCAATGGTGGTTACACTGGAAAGGTCAGCAAGGAAAGCACGGTAGGTATTATTCACAATACAGGTTGCTGCTTTGGTTTTGCGCTAGAAGGTAAATCAACTATTGACGAGATTAACCAAAAATCAGGACGGGAAATAAAAACCACAATCATCACCATTAATGAAGATGGTACAATGTCAAAAACAGAGGAATGAATTATGAAAAAACTAGACGAAGGTTACGGTTTTAGGCGAGGGTTACGGCTTGGGAGCGTTGCTTATGATTTTCATCACCACAACAGACGTTGACACCATTCTAGGCAGCACATGGACAACGGAAGATAAAAAGTCACTTGCGGTCAATCAAGCGAATGTTTGGCTGTCAACTAAAAGCTTTTGCAGTGGCTTAGACCCGATTGATGACGCAATCAAACAGGCAGGCGCGAACCTTGCGCTATTGTCATCGCAGAACTTGCTCTATGTGAGCCGTACCGATGGCGTAGTGACCGAGAAAAGCGTCAAGGCTGATACGGTAGCGGTTACAAAGAAATACGCAGCAGGCAGCGAAACAGGTAAATCTGCGGAGATGATGTTTATTGATGACCTATTGCGTCCTTTCTTGTGTAAGGGTGGCGCGGTTAATACTTGGGTGTGTAAATGAGCATATATGACAATATAGAAAAAGCAAAAAGGACGTGCTTTCGGTGTATGCACTATGGATACCCGAAGATAAAAAAGGCAGGGATGAATGGAAAGGGCATAATTTTTGTATCTTGCGAAAATTGTTCTAGCAAGGTTTTTTTGGAGTAAATAATGTTCACAGAAAAAGATTATGCAGAATATGACTGCGAGAAATGCAGAAGCAATGCTGGCGCATATAGAACTTACATGATTGTCTGCCCAAAGTGCGGGAACAAACGCTGCCCAAAAGCAGAGAACCACATGTTTAAATGCACTAAAGCAACAAGGTTGGGCAAATTGGAGAGGTTGAATAATGGAACTATGGCAAGGCTTAATACTTGGCTTGATTGTGGTGGCGGTTATCATCTTTCCAGATATGCGCAGAACCAAGTCACACTCAGACTATCTAAAGCGTAAGCGGGGTAAATAATGGCAGACTTAAACAACATTCAAGACGAAATCATGGCGGAAATGGCAGGGGATTTGATTGACGTTTCCTTCCCATTCACCGCCACACGAACCATTAACGGAACGTATGACCCCGATGCACCGCAATCGAATACCACGCTTGCATACAGTGGCACAGGAATTTCGGCCATTTCGTTTACGCAACGTGATTTAGAGATTTTTCAGGTTGAATCAAACGACATGAAAGCAATTATCTTTCAGCGCAGCGCAACAAATACGCCACAGATTGACGATACAATCACATGGCGCGGCACACCTTACAAAGTCGTGAATATTTCCGTGATTCCTGCCGATAATGGCGTTGTTTGTCAATTGAGGGCTTATCAGTAATGACTAAAGAAATCACAATAGAGTGGTGCGTATCGCCATTTGAACACGCGAAAATACACGCTATTCACATCGCGTAAAAAGATGCGCAAAGCTGGATTCGAGCCAATTAATAGCGATGCGCCTGCCGCTACACATTTTTTATGATGATGAAAAAATCGTTGTGCTGTTAGATAAGAAAGCCGATGTAACCGATTCTGAAAAGGTCGCGTTATTGGTTCATGAATCAGTACACGTATGGCAAGAAATCAGAAAACGGATGGGCGAAAAAGAACCATCATCCGAGTTTGAAGCTTATTCTGTGCAGTCTATCTTTTGGGATTGCTTAGTCTTTATCAGGAGGGTAGACAATGATTACACTAGATACAGCAGCACTTCGATTCAGAGCCTTAAACATGCAAGGCTGCTATATGGTTGATGTTGTCGACCACAACATCAAAGAGGTTCTTTTGAATGGAAAAGGCAATCATCACGTATTCTATTGTGATGTAAATTCAGGATTCGCAATAGTGTTTAAGAAAGACTTGGATGATAAACTTTTAGTTGTAGATGGTGAATTGGTGCATGATGTTTTCTTTGGCAAGGTTGAGGTTATTTTTGATGACGTGGAAAAACGCCCCGATTAACTTCGGCTTTAAAGTGCTAGAAGATGAAGACGACTTTTCAAAGAAAGTTGCGGGGGAGATGTTGCAGCGTGTTGTTGTGGCCACGCCAGTCGATACCGGGCAGGCTCGCGGTAACTGGCGCGTGAATGTCGGCAGTGTAGACACAAGCACCACAGAAACCACAGACCGAAGCGGACAGGGTACAATCAGCAAAGGGATTGCAACGATTCAGGCAGGCGGTGGATTGGGTAAAGTGGTTTATATATCCAACTCATTGAGATATATAGAAAGACTAAATAATGGCTGGTCAATGCAAGCCCCTGCTAACTTTGTGTAGTTGTCTTTTCAGTCGGTTGTGAATAAGTACAGATAGTATTATAATGACAACGTGCCTAGATTAGCTATCGAACATCGGCAAAGCCTACCGATTGGCACACCATATTTTTAGGCTATAACTGAGGTTGGTTATGAAAGAATTTGAATTGGTATCTGAGTACCTGCAAGAAAACGGCTATACACTGATGCACAGCAACCCATCAAGAACATGGGGAAATTTCGCCTCACTTGATGGCAGAACTTCGGTGGAAATTATCTTTAAAAGATGGGGAAATATCGAGCTATCGGATGTGGATTTTTGCCATCATCAATGATTCAGTTTAAAAACTGGTGATTTCTCAATACCAAATAAGAATCTATTTTTTAATTTAGATAAGATTGAAAAGGCTATAGCTCTCTATGAAAATGCTTTTAATTAGGTCGATTTCGAGCCAATAAGTTATAATGCCCTCAAAACGAGGGCTTTTTTATGCTTAAATCTACAGATGCAAGACTCATTATAAACAATCGTATTAAATCGTTCACAGGCATTGCGCAAAGTCGCATCCAGTGGACGAATCAGCCGAACTTTCAAATACCAACCACAGGCGAATGGTGTCGCGTCACAATTCAGTACAGTGATTCACAAAGCGCGGGATTCTTTGTAGATACACTAGAGCGCGATTTCGGCATTTTAAATATCCAGTGCTTTACCCGAAAAGGTACAGGCGACCTAGAATTAATCAAACTCGCCCAAGCATGGCGCGATCATTTCCATTATTATCGTAATGGTGATTTTGAAGTAACTATGACAAATGCGCCAACAGAAGCCACGGACGATGTGCAAGGTGATTTTGTTATGTCTTTGGTGCGTGTCGAGTTCCGTGTTAATTGATTAATAAAACTGATATTTCTAATTGATTGCATTTATTATGCTGATAATAGAAAATAGAGAGGATATATATCAATTCCACGTGGAGAAATAACGATGAGCGCAGGCAGCCGTCAGTTGACGCAACTAGCAAAGGAGGTCATTCGCGGAGTTACACCTGATCCGTTTGACCGAATCGCCCTACCATTTACAGAAATTTCACTAGATGCCACAGCAAACCGTGAAGATTCAGCAACCATTCTAAACAGCCGACTGGCACAGTCTGGCGCATTAACCACAATCGACTACGAAGGCGACATTACAGCCGAATTTCGATATGGCATTTATGATGAGCTAATCTCAGGCGCAGCATATAATACCTGGACTACCGATAGCCCTGCCGTTGGTACGGATACTTTGATTTTCGGTGGCAACCTTGCGCAGTCATTCAGTGTATTGCGTGGCTATGCTGACATTAACAACTATCACGTTTTTCGTGGTATGCACGTCAACACGTTTAACCTGACCATTGGTGTTGAATCAATCGCAACTGCGACTTTCGGCATGATTGGCATGGGTCGTGAATCGGCTGCTATTCTGCCAAGCGGCACAGTAACCGAGCCAACATTAACGCCAGTGATTAGCGGTATTTCAGTCGATGATATTACCATTGACGGCGTGACGCAGGTCGGTGTGGCGTGTATTACCGACTTTGAATTTAACTGGGATAACACCGCAGAAGTGCAGCGTTGTTTGGGTGGCGAAGGCTCAGTCGGTGCTGTGATTGCAACCTTAGCAGATGGCACAGGCTCATTCACAATGGCATGGTCGGCCAATGGTGCTGTGAACTATGAAAAGCAGTTTACAGGCGAAACTATTGCAATTTCGGTATCCATGAAAGATAGTCTAGGCAATGCGTATGTATTGACGCTACCTAAAGTAGAGATTACTGCATCCCTGCCAAGTGGCGGAAATGCTGACATTCTACAGGCTGACTTTGAATATCGAGTGATTGAACAAGCGCCTACGTTGACACGTACAGCAGTGTAAAGATAGAAGCCCCGTAATGGGCTTTGTTATTTCGGAGGTTCAGGAAGTGGCATCCAGTGGGTGATCTCGCAATAATCTTCAATATCATAAAACTCCTGAAACTGTCTGCAACCATCATGATGCAAAAAGCACTCAACCCAAATAATTCTATTTTTGAATCTCTGCGTGAACATCATAACATGCTGATTTCCGCCCTCATGGATACACAAAACATACTCACCATCTTTAGGTAATTTATCTCCAACACTAATCCATTCTGACATATCAATAACCCTCATACTCAATATTAACATTGCAATTAGTTACAATGCTTTTCGGTTTTCCGCCAAGTTCGTGGACTTGCTCGGTTGTTATATAAATACTACCAACGGCCAGTCCAGTCCTATTCTGCCATTCAGTCAAAACTTTAGACGCAGACTTTATTAACTCTAACTCTAATGCTTCTTTTTTCTTGCTGAATTTCAGCTAGTGTTTCTGCGTATTGCATTTCATTCTCCTATAAATCCACTTAATCCTAATAACATATTAACATTGTGTCAAGCTTGCATTTCAAATATAATAACTTTATCTCATAATTTACAGGTGCATCATGTCTTTAATTGTTGGTCTGAATAATCAAACAATCTACAAAAATGGTGTGATATAAAGACGCAGAGGCAATGTCCTTGCCGAAATCAAAGTACGTGGCATTTCATACAAGCCTTATCAGGTCGCAGTAGAGCGAGCGCAAAACCAAATCGCACAGAAAGGCTTTGACGTGGACACCGCAAGCGCAAGCGATAAACTATTCCATGAATTGCTGCTTGATGCTGCTGCGTGTCATTTGATTGAAGATTGGAAAGGCATTGCCGTACCTGACGAAAATGGCGAGCCGAAAGACTTTATTTACACCACTGAAAACGCCAAAAAACTTTTAAACGAGGGTGACATCGGCCCTGTCATTTGGCTATTTGTGAAAACCAATGCCGAGCAAATCCAGCGTGAAGCCGACGAGGTGAAAGCCGAAACATTGGGAAAGTCAGAAAACTCTATGAGTGGGCAAAAATCGGCAGCGAAAAGCGAGCCAGTCGCGACTCGAAAATCGCGAACTACCTCGGCAAAACAAACGCAGTAATCGAGAAACCTGAATATAGTTTTACTGCAAATGCAATACTGAACGCTTACAACGACATTGCAAGAGGTCGAAGATACGAACAAGGCGTACCGCTAACACTGTCACCGCATGACCTCATGGCCTACATTCAAATGAATGAATTACCTTGCGAGCAAGACTTGTTCTGTGAAGCGATTTTCATGCTAGATAATGATTTTATTGACGAACATCGGAAAATGTCAGAGCGTAGAACTGCGGTGCAGGGGAGTAAGAAAAGACCGTCTTAGTGTCGGTCTATTGACACTATGGTAATATATTATTATGATTGGCTTACTTTTAGGAGAATGTTATGGTTAAAAAGACTAGATTATATGGTTTTAGGTAAAGTAGAACAGTTGCTAGTTTATGTTGATGATGAGCCAAGACTTGTATTTCAGCGAATTGGTGATGAATATCGATTAACCGATGGCGTAAATGAAATCACAGACCACGAATATAATATTGCCGAGATATTCACTGAATATGGATGGCTTCGCCATAATCTTCCTTAACCAAACCCCTTTCGGGTGGTTTTTCATTATCAGTTTTATTTATTTGCTATACTGTGCTTAGTCTAAAAATAGGGTAAGCACATGGCTGTTCAAGAATCACGCTTAATTATATCAATTGATGCCAGAAACGCTGAACGAACAGCTAGGGCGTTAAACTCAGAATTACAAGGCATCACCAACAATGGCAACAAGGCCACATCACAAACCAATGCGCTAGGAACGTCCATGCAAGCCCTTGCTGGATACATGGCAGGCGTGGTGACAGTGGGCGCGGCAATCAACAAAATTGATGCTTACACCAACCTACAAAACCGCTTGAAACTTGTCACCAATTCGCAGCAAGAACTTAATAAGGCAATGAATGACACGTTCGGGATTGCGCAGCGGTCATATCAAACATGGGATTCGGTAGTCCAGGTTTATCAGCGATTCAGCGACAATGCTAAAACGCTCGGTATCAACATGGAGCAGACTGCAAAGCTAACTGAAACCGTATCCAAAGCCGTTGCGGTATCTGGTGCATCAGCTCAAGCAGCAGAAGCAGCACTGACCCAATTCGGGCAGGCACTTGCATCCGGCACATTGCGTGGTGAAGAACTTAACTCGATTCTTGAACAAACCCCTGCACTCGCAAAAGCTATTGCTCAAGGTATGGGAATCACGGTCGGACAATTGCGCTCAGTCGCAGCAGAGGGCAAGATTACAGGCGATGTGCTTGTTGATGCCTTAACAAAGTCGGCTGACAGTGTAGAGCAATTATTTGCAAAAACAGACGTAACGATTAGCCAATCTATCGGCCTTTTAAGCAACGAGCTAACAAGATTCATCGGTGAGGCAGGCCAGTCAAGCGGTGCAGCGAATCTACTTGCAGGTTCAATCAAACTTCTTTCTGAAAACTTATCATTATTGGCTGACGCAGCGGTTATTGGTGGTATCGGATACATCACAAAAGCCATTCTTACAAAAAACCGTTGCAGTACAAGCCGACATTGCAGCAAGCATAGCTCAGAAAGCAGCAACAACCGCAGAAGCGCAATCAAGCATTGCACTTGCCACAGCTAAAGTGAATGAAGCTAAAGCGCATCTAGCGAACGTACAAGCCACAAATGCAGAAACTCAAGCTAAGTATGGGGGCAGCAGCAGCAAACGCGCGCTACAAGCTTGCTAGTGACGCTGTGACGCAATCCATCATTGCACAGAATGCGGCGCAAGGCGCATTAACATCATCTACCAGTTTAGCAAGTCGAGCTTTTACGCTGGCAGGTGGCTCTATTGGCCTGATTACGCTAGGCGTTGGCGCACTCGCAGCGGGCTATATGTACCTGCAAAGCCGTACAGCAGAGGCGAATGCCAAGCTCGAGGAGCAAGGGCAAATTGCAAGCAAGACAAGTGAGGAACTTGAAAAGCTTGCAGGCAATGACAAGGTTTCAGCCGTTAATGATTTGACAGCCGCTTTTGATGATCAAAACAAAAAAGTTAGCAGAGTCTAAAGAAGCCGTGGACGCTGTCTTTTCTGCCATTCGAGCATCATCCGTAGAAAATGAACGTGCCAGAAAAATCACCGAAGATGCAAGAAATGGCGTAATCAGTTATACGGATGCTATTAAACTACTGAACAATGAAAAAATCTCAGTAGACCTGTATAACAAACTGAAAGATCAGGCCGATCAGTATGATGAGAACTCAAGCAAAGCAGCCAACACACAACGAGCATTAGCAGACCTAAAAGTTGAGGTTAATCTTGCAGGTAATGCAATGCAAGACGCTGCAAACAAAGCCCGCGACAAAGCATCTGCAATGGGTCAAGACGCAAGCGCAACACGCGATGCAGCAAGCGCGAACCGCGAATATACGCAGTCTTTGCAGCAAAAACTTTATGACCAAGTATTCTTAAATACTGTAACTCAGAAATACGGCAAGTCGCTGCAAGAAGCGCAATTGCTGCTTGAAGCGCAAAAGAAAACCAAAGGCGAGATTTCAGCAGAAGATAAAAAACCTGATTTCTGCTATCTCACAACAAACGCAAAAAGCAGAGAACTATAACAAGGCGCAATCAGCAGGTGCTAAAGCAAGCAAGAAAGCACAATCGGAAGCCACCAAGCAGCGCAATAAAGACAACAGAGAAGCAGAACGCCTGCAAGAAGAGCAGTATCAATTACGCGAGCAAATTGCTTATGAGTATGCTGATCGTATCGGCAAGATTGAAAAAGATTTAGCGCGTGAAATTGCTGATATTCAAAAGGCAAGCTTTGCAACACCTGAACAAACACAAGGCTTCATCCAAAACGCACAGAATCGTGCTGACATAGAGAAACAGCTTTATATTGCTCAATTGACGCAGCAATATAGCGAATGGAGAGCAACGGAAGAACAGAAGCTTGACTACAAAGTTCATGTGAACGAGTTAATGATTCAGCTTGATTCAGATATGAATGACGACCTGAAAAAACAGGCCATGCAGTCGTTAAAAGATCAGGCGAATTATGAACTTGCTCAGATTCAACTTGCTAAAGAAACCCGCATGTTTCAAATGAAAGAGGCTTTCTTATCTGAAACTGACGCAGTAAATCAGCGTTACGCACTTGAAGAAAAGCGCATTATGCAGATTAATGATGTTGAGGAGCGTGAATTCGCTTTAAAGATGAACCGCTTGAAGCAAGAGGAAGAACAGCGAAAAAAAGCTACAGGATGCCCAAATAGCATGGGGCAGAACTCAGGCTGACATGGGTGGATATAACCCTTATGTTGAGTTGAGTAACCAGAGATTTGATAGAATCGGGCAAAGACAAAACCTGTTTGATCAGCAAATGAATCAGCTTGACATACAGGCGCAAGACCCTAATGCAGACCACAAGAGAATTGCAGAGGAAAGAAAAGCAATCGCATTGCAGTTACAGGTTGACTTGCTTGAGATTGAAAAGGAGTTTCAGCGACAATCCACCTTGCTAAACTTGAGCTACGGCCAACAAATTGCAGGCTCATTTGCCGACACGTTTAAGACCATCGCAGGCGAACAATCCAACGGCTATAAACCCATGTTCACAGCTCAAAAGGCTTTTGCAATTGCTCAATCCGCTATGGCGATTCAGCAGGGTATTGCGCAGGCGTTTGCGCTGCCATTCCCTTTAAACCTTGTAGCGGCTGCAACAGTGGCGGCTCAGACCGCTTCTATTGTTTCAAATATCAAGGCCATCCGTGCTGAGGGCTTTAAATCAGGTGGCTACACAGGAAATGGCGGCGTTAATGATGTTGCAGGCGTGGTGCATGGTCAGGAATATGTACTAAATGCAGAAGCAACGAAGCGCGTAGGTCGTGGCACGTTAGACGCGTTGAACAACGGTGGCACACTAGATTCAGGTTCAGGCGTAAACGTGATTATTAACGTACCGCAAGGATATAAAGCTGTGCAAACTCAAAGTGAAAACGGTGTTACAATCGACATTGTAGAGAACATGATTAATCAGTCGTGGGGCAACGTGAACCGCCCGAACAGCAATGAAAGCCGAGCCATCAGGGCGCTTTCTGGCATAGCACCGAAACGATAGGAGTTTTTAATGGATACTTTTAAACTTTGCCCGCTACAAGATGGCTAGTATTTATAGGTCGGGCAGCCAAACGTCCGCGAACAGGCTTTAGAGGGAGGGCCAACCGCGTCAGGTGATTAAGTTCATCGGCGCGGTGCATCGTGTCGGGGCGCAAGTTATGGCGCAAGACCCACGCGAACGTCAATACTTTTTGGGGCGTTTTGGCGACTAAATCAGACTAAGCAATTCATGTGGAATCTAGCTTTAGACAGTGGCGACATGGAGGACTGCATTTGTCAGTTTTCCGCCGAAGCCGTGCCACAGGAAACGCTAGTCGGTGCATTTGCTCGCAGAATTTCGTTTACGGTTTACGTGACACCCATTGCGCGTGATGCTGATTTTGACCGTGACATTATCACTATTTTTGATAATACAGACGACACTGTGGTCCCTGATTTAGAGAAAATTCCGAACGTATGGCTTCCTGATGCGGTGGGGGTGGGATAATGGAAATTACAGAAGAAGTTAAGCAGATTTTAGATCAAAGCAATGGCCCGCTTGGAATTGTTGAAGCGATTGAAATCAGTCATTCAAAATGGCCGAGTGTGCTGCGCTATGTTTCCAATTCAAATATTCCACTGATGTTGACACATGAAAACGGACAGTCTTATCAGTATACTTATGCGCAGATTAAGATTGAACGCGCGACGGATTCCGAAACACTTGAACAAGAACTGAATTTCGTATTTGGTGACTTGGGCGGCATCGTTCCTGAGTTGGTGGATTTGTTTATCAAAGACGAGGTAATCGAATACCCACTTGTCACCTATCGCGCTTATTTTATGGGCAAATACGACACGCCTATTTTTATCGCTCGTGATCTTGAATTGGATAAAGTAACCCGCGACTGGAAAGGCGCAAGTTGTCAATCGAAAGCGCCGAGCCTGAATGAACTTGGCAATGGTGAAGTGTATACAGCATCTAGTGACCCTGCATTGATTGGATTCTACTAATGATTGAAGCGCTATTTAGAAAACAATATAACCCTGAAAAATATCACTGTGTGCATTTTGTGATAGATGCAGCGAAAGAGATTTATCATACCGACTATGCGCGCTGTTTTGTCGGTATGACAGGCTCATTAAGTGAGACGATTAAAACATCAAAGCAAAATTTATCGACTGGCAAGCGCATTCAATCACCTAAAGATGGCTGCGTGGTTTTGATGACAAATTATGATGAAAGCTCTCATGTCGGGTTATACTATAAAAACCGTGTATTTCACCTAATTGAACGCGGTGTACAACGGCCAACACTTGAACAAGTCAAACTAATGTTTAAAAGGATTCGCTTTTATGAGCCAAATTTGCATCATTAAAAACGCTTTAGATCAAACTGAGCAAACGACCGTAAATAGCGACAATCCGTTTAAAGTTTTTTAGATATTAAAGCGATTCACCCGAAAGCAAAAATCTATCTAGGTAATCCATGCCCTGAAAGCGACATTACGCCGACTAGCGACAAGCCTGAAAGCATCGAACGCCTGATTAATATCAAAGATGATTTGACGATTGTATGTTACCCAGGTGATGCGGTTGTGGATTTCGTCATGGATACGTTTAACGTCCTGACATTTGGCCTACTTGATGCAGCAGTGGATTGGCTTTTGGATGTGCCTTCTGCGCCTGGCGTTGGCGAACAAACAGGCTCAAGCAATAACAATCTAGCGTCACCGGAAAATAAGCAGCGCATTAAAGCGCGTGTTCCGTATATTCTAGGCCGTGTCAAAGCGATTCCAGACCTTTATGCGCCTGCCTATCGTCATTTTGTTGATGGTGTTGAAGTTGAAGAATTGCTACTTTGCGTTTCTGAAAATCCAGTGCAGTTATCTGAGTTCAAGGAAGGCGACACGCCAGTTCAGGAGATTACAGGAAAATCCGTCACAGCATACGGTTTGGGTCAAAACATTACCGGAACTCAAAATATCTATAAGGTTGGCGATGATTTCACCGGAGCGCCTGTGATTGCAAAGCAAAGTAACTCGATTAATGGGCAAACTCTAATCCCACCGAATGCTACAAGAATAGAACACAGCGATATATATTTCGCTTATCCAAACATGGTGAAGGTGACAGACAGCGCGCGTGATTTTGACAAGTTCACGACAAATGAGAATATCATTATCGAGGGCGCAAACTTTGGTATTGCTGACTTATCAATCACAGGATTGGCGACTGTAAACTATACCAACAATACGATTTCTATTTCATCAGCGCAAACTGTCATTGGCTATCAAGATTACAAGAAGATTAACATCACAGCGATGCTAATCACCGACCCCCGTGAACGGACAGCTCGACCTTGCAGGTCTTTATAATGTGAGTTCAATCACCTACTCAGGCGGTGTTTATACAATCACCTTGTTAAATCCGAGTAGCACAAACGCTGACTTTGCGAAATTGACCGCAAATGCAAACGTAAATATCAGCGCAAACCTGACAGCAAATACAGCGAATATCTATCTTGATGGAGAATACACGGTCACTAACGTGGATATTCCAAACAAGACAATTACACTTGCTACACCGTCCACGATTAATCCTGACTGGTTGAAATTAGCCGAACTATCATCACAGCAAACGCCTACAAAATTGGTGAAACTTCGAGGTAGTCAGGACGAATTATATCGGATGGTTTACGATTGATTCACCGGAAGCAACGGGAATGCTTTTTAACTTTCGGGCATTCAGTGGCATTTACGAGGGTGGTGACGCAAGAACGGTCAATATCTCAGTTGAATATCAGCGCGTTATTGATGGAGAGCCATCCGGTACGATTTACAGCGCATCCACAAGCATGACAGGTCGCGGGAATAACCGTGATTCTATCGGTACATCACTATGGGTGAACTTACCGACAACAGGCGCATATCGCTTTAGAGCGCGTCGTACAAACGACAACGGTGATGCAGCAAACCTTTCGGACGAAACCAAGTTCTATCAGGCTTATGCTTTCCATCGCCTTGCTAAATTAGTCTACGATAACCGCGTGTTGGTACGAACCCGAACCATTGCAACAGTGAACGCTACAAGTCGAGAATCGCGCCAGTTGAACTGTATTGCTGAAAGCTTGGTCTATACCTATGTTGGCGGTGTGAGGTCTGCAAACCGTGTGCCGTCGCGCAATATGGCCGACTTAACGATTGACCTTGCATTGCATCCAAAGATTGGCAGGCGCTCGGTTTCTGAAATTGATTTCGATAGAATCTATCAAACACGGGATGAAATTGTAAGATATTTTGGTTCTGAAAAAATGGCCGAGTTCAATTACACGCTTGATAACTCGAATACATCATTTGAGGAAATGATGCGTATGATTGCGATGGCTACTTGCTCACATGATAGACGAGTATCAAGAAAGATTTATTATGATTTAGAAAGCGCAAGCAATGAGCCGATTATCTTGTTTAATCATCGCAATAAACGCCCGCAATCAGAGGTGCGAGAATACTCACTAAGAAATATCCATGATGGCGTTGAATTGACCTATGTTGATTCTGAGAATGGCTGGTGGTAAAAAACCATAAAGTTCCGAATGATTTCATCAGCAAGCCGGAAAAAGATTGAAGCTAAAGGTATTGTTTACCACGAACAGGCGCACATCATTGCATGGCGCAATTGGAATAAATTGCTGTTTAGTCGTGTTGGTGCGAATTTCACGGCCTACGGTGAAAGCGACTTGGTGTTCCGTGGTGACTGCGTTTTAAATACTGATGATACGCGCTTAGATGATGGCTCAAGCGGCGAAATACTAGCATGGAATGGCCTTACAGTTCGCGTGTCGCAGCCTTACACATTAGAATCAGGGTTGACCCATGTAATCCACTTACAGCTCAAAAGCGGCGCAATTGATGCGATGTATGTCACGCAGGGTGCAGACGAATATGAGTTTATCTTGCAGCGCACACCTGCCGAGCCACTTGTCACGATTGGGCAAGTTAAAACAGCATACTCCATCACAACGGAATCACGCCAAAATGAGCAAAAATTCCTTGTTTTCAACCAAGCGGCCGAATGAGCTATTCGAGAATGAATTAGCTTATCAACTTTTGATGATAGATTCTATAGAAACGATAAAGATAATTTTGAATAATGTGGTTTAATAGTGTGAAACACAGAGGATTTTAGATATGGCAACAACCATTTCAACACAAGATTTAGAGAACGCTAGACGCGATATTGACGATATTGGCGAAGCAGTCAACGAAGTAAAAATTGTTAGTCCGCGGTATGGTGAGGATTTTAAATCAATTCCAATGTTATCTGCCGAGATGCAAGACGCAATCGAGGTCGCCGCGGCAGCAGGAGCAGGGGCGAACGGCTGGACTGATTTGCTTATTCAAACAGCCGATGGCTCAACTCAGCGCGCAAAAAAATCGCATCATTTCAATCGCAGATTAATAGCAAGGCAGGCACGTCGTATGTTGATGCGCGGGATGCTAATTTTGCAGACACAAATCGACCAAAAGGGCCACAGCAGTATATCTTGATAGCGCATTAGCGCAGCAAACTCAGACAGTCAACGCTGCACTATCTCAACTCAGCACAGCAGCGACAAAGTTCTACCCGACTTTAGCCGGAGCGAATGCGGATATTGCTAATATCGCAGTGAATCAGCCTGTTCAGGTTGGTGAATCCGGCGTAAATGGCGGCCTGTGGTATAAAGCAACATCAGGATCGACAACACTGACAAAGAGCGCTTATGATCCATTGACGCAGGCGAAAGACTATACAGACACTAAGACAAAGAATATTTCAGAAGACTCACTCGAAAACTTAGATACATATATAGATAAGAATTTTAATGTTTACCGCCACACCGACAAAGGCGGGAATCTTTTTCATAGCCAACTTAAATAAATCTGTGCAGCAAAATTTCATAGAAATACGTGAAAATTTAAAAATTGCGCCTGTTTTTAAGCAAGATAGTATAATCGCGACCATTGAGGACAGTGTTGGTAATGTCATTTCATACTTCGATTCACAATCCAACGCCCATTTTCCTAATGATTTAATAGTGAAAGGAAAATCTTTAAAATCAGAAATTGCTGAGGAAAAATAATCAAGTCATATTTCAAGGGATTTTAAGCAATCGAGCTAAAGTAAAATCTTTAGTCCCTATTGCGACAAAATCAGAGACAATTTGATTAAACGGATGCCTTCATCCATAAAAACACCAACAGGGTTGGTTTACTTTTTACCATAAACAGATTGCTGGTTTTGATGGGGATGGTACAGGTTCGGAGCTTTGGAAAGCAATTATTTCAATAGATGAAAGCTTAAATGTTACTGTGGATAGTCGTTCGTTGTTTTTAGCACCCGATGCGCCACGTGGTATTGTTAAGCACCCGATGCTTGGACGCACTTCGGACAACCGTATTATTTTGATTTACGAGAAACGATTGGAAACGTCAGATAGTTACGTGCGCTATCAATGCTACTCAAGCGATGAAGGATTAACATTTACAACTCCGACTGTTGTTTCTCCAGCAGGGGTAAACCCAGCCGCTAACAGCGTATTAGGCACGACAGGAACAATAGCCACTGCAAAAAATTGGGCGGCTTATCGTGCCGATGTATACATCTGGCGGCACTTGTTATTGCATCTATAGTGACAATGATGGGCAAACATGGACATATAGTGCTTGGGTTGATCCGAATAAGGTGAGAGGATTTGAGCCGTCCATTAGTTTAGATATGAATGACGACTTGATCATGGATATTAGACCTAATACGCCAACATACCGACTAAAAGCCAAGTCAACAGACAACGGCAAAACTTGGCAACCGATGGATGCGCAACAGATACCATCATCAACAAATCAAGGGGTCATTTTTAGAGATAAAACCGTAGGTTTGATGATTCAGGCGAATAACGCAGAACAATCATATTCCAGAATCAAATACTCCCTATCTTTGAGTTACGACAATTGCGAAACTTTCCCTTTTGTGTATATGCCGTTCGCACCTACATGGTATGGGGGTTATAGTCAGATTATAAAATGGTCAGATGGTGTCTATATCATTTCAATCGAATACGCTGACACATTTGTCAGCGTAAACAACAACGAAATAGCGGGTTTGATTAATTTTATTCATTAAGTGAGGTGCTTTCAATGATTCAGTAGTAATTAAGTCAAACAATGTGGCAACAGTTTCACTGGGAACTCAGAAGATGCTAGGAAAAGACAGCTCAGTCTGAGTATGACGCATACAAAGCTAGAGTTTTGGCGGATGGGGGGTGTTATTAAAGATGAGGAACGAACGCTAAAAGCGTTTAATTTGTTATTCACATCAAAAAATGTATGGGAACATGAACTCAGCAGTAAGCGGCACTTTTGGTGTGAAGCTTAATGGGAGTGGCGGTATCACCAAGTTGTACGCTATTGATGGTGTAGACCTAGTGGGCGTGACATACGGGTCGGGCACTCTCCCAACTCTTGATACATCGAATAATATCTCGTTTGCAGCAAATGATCCTTCACAAACGTAAATGGCGGTATGATTTACGACACAAAGTAAGCTGATTTGCTCTAAAAAATAGGTAACTTCGGATATTCATTGTCAATTAAAGGCTTTGGTGATACCTCAAATGTCAGACGAGTTGCTGGTCTTACAAAACATGACGACGTTAATAATACTGTCCAGATCGCGCAGATTATTACCACCCCAGGTAGTGGTGAAGTACTCCTTAACATTCAAGCCGACCCGTTAAATTTAACTGTTGCAAACAACTCCCCTGGTGTCGAAATTGGTGTCTCTGCGTATGCCTACCCGATGATTTCTTTTCTAACTGTTCCAGAATTATCGCAGAAATTCGGCAGCAGAAACGGTGTCGAAATAACTTTCCCAGTCGGCAAGACATTCACATCAATAACAGTCGAAGATTTTTACATTGACTTCGGTGGCACTTTTCAATCCAACGTTAAGTATTTCTCAAAAGCCACAGTAAGAGATTTCTTCTGCTTCAATCAAGCAACAAGAGCGCAATCAACATTGTTATCTTCATTTGCTTGATTAACTTTAAATCTAGTTGCTGCTAAAAAACTAGCAAATTTAACACCCAACAAACCGCCCTCAACCCTGATCTTTAATGAGATCGGGTTTTTTGAATATTCAATTTAAAATGCTATTATAAGAAAAACTTATATCGGGTTAGGCGTGGAAAATGAAAGCTATGGGCTTCGGCTCGAAAAGAAGATAGACACACTTCAATCTGAGATCAGGACGCTAACAGACCACATTACGCGGCATACATTTGTCAATGAAGCAAACCAACATAAAATTGCGGAAAGCAGGCAGATGATTGATGCGCTGGACGGCAGAGTGAGCAATATCGAATCACGGCAATCTATTCAGGATGGTGGTATTTCAGCTATCAAATACATTCTGGGCTCTATTGGTGGCGTGGTTTTAATGGCTTGTATTTGGGTGGGTGCTTCAATCATTCAACTCAATCAGGATTATGCTTTGATGAAAGAAAAACTATCACGGATTGAGGTGATTGCTAATGAACGCTGAAAACACAAGATCATATCTAGCTTTCTCTTTGGTGGGGCTAATGCTTATTCTGATCCTGGCATTGTTCTTTGTGGACATGCCACGCGAGAACAGCAATCTGATTAATACGGCTTTAGGTTTTATTGCAGGCGCAATGACAACGGCCTGCGGGTTCTATTTCGGCAGCTCCGAGCAAGAAAAGAAAAGAGGTGAGGAATCATGAAAATGACAGCAGGCAGTTTTAATATACTGCGCAACAATCTAGGACGATTAAACCAAAGCCAAGTTGACCAGATTAACATTTTTTAGTATCTGAGTTCGATAAGGATAAATCCATTTCATATCCACAAGCAGCCTACATGCTTGCGACCACATGGCATGAAACTGCGACAACCATGCTGCCTATTGAGGAGTACGGAAAGGGCAAAGGCAGGAAGTACGGACAAAAATATGATATGGATGGCTCGATTTATAAAGGCTTAGATCATATTTATTATGGGCGTGGCTATGTTCAACTGACATGGTTGTCCAATTATGTTTTGCTCGCAATAACTAGGAATTGATTTTGTCAATCATCCCGAATATGCTTTGCAGCGAGAACATGCGGTCAAGATTTAATC